CTGAAGAATGGAGCCTATAAATAAACTATGATTAGAAAAGTAGCATTTGACATGGACGGCGTCCTATCTGATTTCCTAGCCAAAGCTATAGAGACTGGGATGTATGATCCAGAGACTGGAGCTTTCAACGAAGAGCAGATGCTAGAAGCCGACGAGAACTTCTGGGCAGAACTGCCAGTCATCGTCGAAGGCATGTGGCTGTATTCTAGGATCTACGCTTTCGCTAAGAAGTATGATCTGAAGGTATACATCTTGTCCCACACAGTTTCTGACTGCTGCAGGCTCGGAAAGAAGATCTGGCTAGAGAAGAACCTCTCCATCAATCCGATGGACATCGTCTTCGTCTCTAAGAGAGCCGACAAGAACGACTTTGCAGACTCTGAGACGCTTCTCATAGACGACTACGAGAAGAACGTTGAAGAGTTCAAGAAGGCTGGCGGAAACGCCATCGTGTTCCACAGAAAGAACATAAAAGAGACGCTAGAAGAGCTTAGAGGATTCCTGAATGAACTTGTCTGATTATGCAAAGAGCTTCAGCTATGTGAACGAAGATGTGAACATAGCTAAAGTGTCAGGTGAGACTGACGAGGACACTGTAAAGCAGATTCTCGAAGTGTCTGGCGGAAAGTGGATCGCTCGAAAGCTCTCAGACAACCATCTCTATCTCTTCCACGACGATCACTTCATCGACGTGACTGAGCTAGTGTATCAGATGGATCAGATCTATCTCGTTAAGGGCTATCAGGAGTATGGCTACAACAAGCTGTCTGACAATGAACTCATCAGATACACCGCATTCAAGAATATCATGAATTCTCTCATTCCGCAGGCTCTGTCCCATAAGCTGGATCCTAAAGCTACGGCAGAGTCCATATTCGAAAGAGAGATCTTCTACACCTAATATAATGCGCTCGAATTTTTCAGAGCGCATATTTTTGTAGATTTAACTCGAAATACCAAATGAGGTAAAAAATGAAAGTAACTATTGAAGAAGCAACACTAGAAAATTACAAATTCTACACCAAGAAGGAAGACCTGATTCCTCACGCTAAGCTCACTATCAAGGCAGTTGAAGAGGGTTCTCCTGTTCTCATTCGTCACTTCACCAACGAGACCTACCTCAAGAAGATCGGCGAACTCGCTCAGAACGACACTTGGAGAAACATTCAGCTTCCGCTCGATGAGCAGGTGACTGTCACAATCAGCGGAGTCGAATTCGAAGCAGTTCTCTCCGAGATTCAGGTCAAGAAGAACAAGAAGAAGCAGACCAACACCTACACGATCACTATCGAGAAGGATGTCGAGGACGACGACATCAAGAACATCGTCTATCCGTTCTTCAAGTCTCGCGAAGAGGAACCGAATCCGGATCCGCTCAAGCCGTCTAAGCTCGTGCCGATCAAGTATGAAGTTTCCATCAACAACTAAGGAGCCAGAGATGACAGTAAAGATGTACACTACTGGCTGTCCGAAGTGCAACGTGATGAAGAGAAAGCTCGACGAAGCTAAGATTCCTTACGAAGCAGTTACGGACAATGCGACTATCCTATCTGTCGCTACCAAGGCTGGAATCTCTATGGCGCCTCTTCTCGAAGTAGACGGCGTAGTCATGAACTTCAAAGATGGCTGCGACTGGATCAACAAAAATCAGGAGTAGGAGTCATATAAATAACCGACACGGCCACAATATGACGAGCACTTTGGCAAATTAGAACTTTGGAAATGAGCAGCAGGACAGGATGCTTGCTGCTTTTTCCATGTGGTCGTTTTGATTTTTGGAGCAAACAATATGGCAGTAAACAATTCTATTTTCAACATTCCGCTAAAGGTCAACAAGGACTTCAACAAGGCTCTCAACAGCATCGAAGAGACTTACGGTGAAGATTTTGAGATTCTCAACGGATTCGCAGAGAAGAACGTGAACTTCTCGGACTTCATTGACGCATTCACAGCGAAGAACGCAGTCACGGCAGATGTGACTATCGACGCTAACGCGAACGCATCGACGAAGGACATCAGAGCTCTTCTGAACGAGAAGGACAAGCCGCTTGACAAGATCTTCGCGTTCAACAAGTTGTTCCTTGAGCTGAAGCAGAAGTATGGTCTCAAGACTGCTCGTGAATGGCTCAATCAGGAGTACAACGGCGGATTCTATCTTCACGACGCATGCACCTCCACTTACATGGGGTACTGCTTCGCATACGACCTCTCTCGTCTCGCTAAGGAGGGTCTGTTCTTCCTCAAGAACTACAACAACGTTCCTCCCAAGCATCTCGGAACCTTCCTTGATGATGTGATCGAGTTCGTATCGTTCATGAGCAACAGAAGCTCTGGCGCTGTGGGTATTCCGAACATTCTCGTCTGGACCTATTATTTCTGGCGCAAAGACGTCGATCAGGGCTACTTTACTCAGGACCCGGAGAGTTACCTCAAGCAGGCCTTCCAGAAGCTCATATACCGCCTGAATCAGCCCTTTATGCGCATTGACCAGACGGCGTTCGTGAACGTGTCAATCTTCGACCGTCAGTACTGCGAAGCTCTCTTCGGTGGCATGGAATATCCAGACGGAACATTCTTCATCGACCATGTAGAAGATTTCATCGCTCACCAGAAGCTCTTCATGGAGACGGTAAGCGAGATCCGCAGCGAGAACATGTTCACGTTCCCAGTCTTGACATTCTCTCTTCAGTACAAAGACGGAAAGTTCGTTGATGAAGAGTTCGCAAGATGGTGCTCTGACCACAACACTAAGTGGAACGACTCTAACTTCTTCGTCTCAGAAGATGTCACTACCTTGTCTAACTGCTGTCGTCTTCTCAGCGACACTTCGAAGCTCAAGGGCTTCATGAACTCCATCGGTGGTACTTCTCTGTCTATCGGATCGATCAAGGTCAACACGATGAACCTCGTTCGAATCGCTATCGAGACGAAGAAAGAGAAGGAAGACTCAAAGATCTCTTGGATCAACTCGTTCCTCAAGCTTCTCCGCAAGAGAACTGAGCTCTGCTGCAAGCTGCTCGATGTTCAGCGCGAGATCATCACTAAGAATGTCCAGAGAGGTCTTCTCCCTAACTACATCGAAGGTGGCATCGACATCAATCACCAGTACTCCACTGTGGGCATTCTCGGCCTCTACGAGACAATCAAGGAGTTCGGATTCATCAACACAGACGAGTTCGGAAACAAGAGCTACAGTGACGAGGGAATCAAGCTCGCTCAGAAGATCTTCGATGTGATCAACGACGTGAAGGACAACTTCACTGACAAATACAGCTTCAACATCGAGTCTGTCCCAGCTGAGAGAGCTGCTGTGATTCTCTGCCAGAAGGACAATCTTCTCTACGACAGAAACGACGACTTCATCTACTCTAACCAGTGGATCCCGCTCAAAGAGAAGTGCACTATCCAAGAGAAGATCCGTCTCTCATCAGTACTCGATAGGATGTGCTCAGGTGGCGCTATCGCACACATCAACATCGAGAGCAACTTCCCGAGCAAAGATGTCGCATGGGATATGCTGAACAAGATCGCTTCTAAGGGAGTTATCTACTTCGCATTCAACACTAAGATCAACGTATGCAAGAATCATCACGCTTTCGTCGGTCAGAACGTCTGTCCAGTCTGTGGAGAGCCAGTGTCCGATCAGTACACGAGAATCGTGGGATTCTTGACTCCGAGAAAGAGCTACTCTAACGACAGAAAGCGAGAATTCGACGCTCGCCAGTGGTATGAATACGCACAAGACTTGAAGGATCTGTAAGATCTTACTGTCATAAAAGAAAAGAGCAGAGCTTCGCGGCTCTGCTCTTTGTTTGTAGAAAGAGGTCCCACCCTCTGTAAAACAAAAGGACCAATTGTGAGGGTGGGACCGAAAGGCCTAAGCGACCTTGGAAGCGATGAGCTCTTCGTAGAACGACTGGAGTTCATCGTCGGAGATCTGGAAGACCCAGTCTTCGGAGTTCATCATGTCGTTGTAGATGATGTCGTTGAGGACTGCGACCTGAGTTTCCTTGTTGAGGCCAGTGCGGAAGAAGGAGTTGAAGTTGTTCTTCCACTTAGCTGGAATCTTCTTAGCGTCCTTGACGACATACTTGATGTCGCCGATGAGCTTGGTGCCGGTCGGAAGATCGACAGTGTTCGGGTTGCCTTCTTCGTCCAAGCCCATCGTCTTCTGAATGTTTGCCCAGTCATCGAGAACCTTTTCAGCAGTGAGGTTCTTCTTGCCCGTGGAGCAGTTTTCGTAGAACGGAGCGAACTTGACAGCGAGAGGACCTTCGATGTAGCCAGAAGCGATGCGGATGACGAACTTGCGTTCGAGTTTGCAGCCCTTGACCTGTTCTGCGGACTTGAGGTTGTCGGAGAGCTTGATCCAAGAACGACGGCAGTGACGCATCGTGAGTTCTTCCGTGTTGACATCTTCTTCACCCTTGCCAGTGAAGGTGTCGAGGTCACGCTTGTTGTCGTTGAGGTAGTCGATGACAGCCTGATGGCAGCCGATTTCCTTAGCGTTGTCCATCCATTCGTTGAAGGTCGGATCGAGCCAGTATGCAGCGTAGCGGGAGAGCTGAGCAGCATCCGGAACTTCACCTTCGTAGCCGTGGTAGCCGGGAGGGTTAGCAGCGCAGATGATGCGGGAGCCAGGAGCGAGCTTGAGATCAGCGATCTTCTGTTCGAGGGTGAGCGGCATGAGAGTACCGCGAACTTCGGTCACAGCACGGAAGACTTCGTCGATGAAGAGAAGAACCGGCTTGTCCGGAGAGTACCAAGAAGTCGGGTTGTAGCAGGTTCTGCCGTTGACGATGCAGGGCAGACCGAGAATGTCGCCAGGGTCAGTGAGGTGAGTGCAGTCATATTCCACGCAGTCGAGCTTCAAAAGCTTAGCGACCTTGCGAACGACTTGGGTCTTACCAATACCGAAGTCGCCGACGATGAGCATGGTCTGATTTGCGGGGCAGCAGAGAGCGAGTTCTGTGAATTCCGCGATTGTAACTTTTGCTAGTGCCATAGTTTTGGTCCTTGAGAAGTTTGGCAGTTATCTTTTACAAGTAAAATATAGGATTTTCTTGAGTTCTTGTAAACCCCTTTTCTCAAGAAAATCCAAATTTTTTATGCAGCAGCGCCCTCGACGAGGTGGTCGAAGGAGATGTGGCGCTTGATGAACTTCGGAAGCGTGTACTTCTCTTCGGAGGAGATGACGAAGATCTCAGAGTCGATGTTCTTCTTCTGCCAAGACCAGATGCAGTCGGTGAAGAGGATGACGCCATCGAATTCGAGCTTGTGTTCATCCATGTATTCGCCGATGCACTTGGGGTTGGTGCCGCCACGACCCGGAGCTTCCATCTTCTTGATGTTCTTCTTGTATTCGAACGGTTCGATCATCTGAGCGTCCCAGAAGGAGACCCAGATCTCGGTCGTCTTGAGGAAGTTGTGAAGGATTTCGCAGCCCTTACGGATATCTTCCTCAGACATAGAGCCCGAAGAGTCGATAGCGAAGAGAACCTTAGACTTGCGGTTGTAGCGGTGACCCATGAAAGCCAATCCGTAGCGCTTGTTGAGTCTCATTCTGGTGCCGATCCTCTTGCGGCAGCGGATTGACTTAGAGAATCCGTTGATGATCGGACCGACCTTGGCCTTGCGCTTGTTCTGGAGCATGATCTCTTCGATCTGGTCGCCGCTGAGATCGCCCCAGTTTTCCGGCTTGCACTTGTTTTCGAGAACATCGCGGACGAGCTGATCTACCGTGTCGTTCTCGCCCCATTCTTCCGTGTTTTCGTCGCCAGACTCGGACCAGTCCTTCATGTTCTGGTCTTGAGACTGCGGCTGAGAGTCGGACTGCTGCGGCTTGCCGTTTCCTGCGCCGCTTTGGCCGTTCTGGTGCTGACCTTCGCCTTCACCGTCAGATTCACCGTCTTCTTCTGATTCGTCGCCAGAAGGGCTTCCTTGACTGTTCTGCGGCTTGTCGTCCTTGTTGTCCTTGTTGTCCTTCTTGTCATCCTTGTCCTTCTTGCCGTTGCCGTTGAACGGGTTCGAATCTTCGTCGGAATCCTCGTCAGAATCATCTTCATCTTCGTCGCCGTCCGGAGCGCCGCCCTGAGGCTTTTGATCTTCGTCCTTGTCTTGGTCCTTATCCTTTCCACCCTGACCGTTCTGGTCTTGCTGGTCCTGTTGATCTTCGTTCTTACCCTGACTTCCGGACTGTTCCTGTTGTTCTTCTTGATCTTCTTCGCCTTCTTGGTTCTGGCTCTGCTGATTCTGTTGATCCTGTTGATCCTGTTCCTGTTGCTGTTGCTGCTGGTTCTGAGTGAGCAGATCGTAGACGTTTTCGAAGTACCAGTCGTTGTTGGAGATCTTCTGATGAAGATGTTCTTCGATGAGCTTCTTGTTCGGAACGTCCTTTGCGAAGAGATCGAGAATCTCCTGAGGAGCGCCCATGATGAACTTGGAGAGTTCCTTAGCGTTGCAGAGAGCAGTAGAAGCGATGAAAGCGTTCTCGCCGACGAATTCCTTGCCGCGAGTGCAGTGATGAGAGATGAAGCGGTAGAGCTCGATAACGAGGAACATGTTGAAGGCGTGCGGTTCAATTTCGCAGATCCACTTCTCGTTATATTCGAAGACCGGAGTGATGTCGGTCTTGACGCAGATTCTGAGAGACTTGATCTTGTTGTTCACGCGCTTGGTGAAGAGAGCGTAGAAGTTGATCAAGTTGGGCATGAAAGCTCCCATGTAGTCGACAGCGTTGGCGAACTTGAGGTCGATTTCCTTTTGAGAGTATTCTATCATAATTGGTCCTTTTGTTGTTTACATGGTAAATATAGGCATTTCTGTGAGATTTCTAAACCCCTAAAATTGAGAAAATCTTAATTTTTTCCGTTTACAATTTGCAGAGAAAATCCTATATTTTACTCGTAAACCAAACAAAAGGACCGCTTCTATGAGAGACAACCGCATAATCTACACGAAAGCCAAGATCGCTATGCTCGACATCGACACTGACAACAAGGGCATGATGGTCGCATGGAACTTCATCCGTGGCAAGATCGTCGCTTCTAAGTTCTTCTCAATCGTATTTCAGGATCAGTCAATTCTCGACGATCGCGGAATCGGCGGCTTCTTCACAACGAAAGAGTTTGTCAACATCCTCTACATCTCGAAGGACTATCTCAGAGACGGAAAGCTGCACTTCAACGACAATCGAGCTATGGCAGTCTTCCTTCACGAAGCGTCCCACTTCCTTCACTTCATCTCGAACATGGGCAAGTACACATCTCAGCTCGCTAAGGATCTGAACATTCCGACTGCCCAGATCTGCTCTCGCAGCAACAAGGAGCGCTACTTCGAAGAACGTGAAGCTTGGCACCTCTCCAACCAGATGAACCGCATGTTCCACATCGGAATTCAGGACGAGATCGATCTAGCGAACACTAGGAACATGCTCTTCATGTCGAGGCAGAACGGAATCTGCAAAAAGAGCGTCAATGAGATAAACACACTCACTGACGCTATGAAAATCGAAGATTTCGACTTCAAGAATCTCTAGAACTTGGATCTCAGGATCTTGCAGTCGAACTCTTGGTCGAAGAATAACTGTCCGTTATCACGGATCATTTTCTTCTTCCAGTCCTCATCACGGCCAGGAATATCACCCCACGTGACTTTCGTGCGTCTGAATCCGTTTCCAGGCGACTTGAGCCAGAGCTGATAGAACTCGTTCGCTGTTCCGTGCGGAGTAGATGTGAGGATCATTCCGGTGTTGGTAGTCGAGAAGACTGGGAAGGTGCAGGCGATGAACTTCGTATCCATTCCTCCCTCATGGCAGAATGCAGCCTCGTCAATCCAGATATAGTCGAGTGATCGGCCGTGGATCCATTTGTCTGAGAGTGCGCTACAGCCGATTCTTGAATGATTCTCTCTGAACTCGATCCAGCTCTTCGAGTTGTGCTTCAGTTCAAAACGAAGATGCTTCGGAAGATTAGCATACATCTCACGAATCTTCTGCATGATCTCTTTAGCTGCAATCTCCTTTCTAGAGAAAATCCAGAGATTCTTGTCGTTGTGGAACATCGCATACCACAGGAAGAAGATGGCTACGACAGTCGTCTTTCCGGTCTGACGAGCAGCCATGACCAGATCTCTGCTGTTGAGAGTCATCGTGAGCTTCTTCAGGAGTCTCGCCTGCCACGGATATGGCTCGAAAGGCTTGAGACCCTCGGTTGTGAGTATCATGCACTTCTTAGCGAAGTAGAGAATGTCATTGCGGCATCTCGTGATGTCGTCTAGCTCTTTTTGAGCCTTCTGACTAGTTACGCCTTGTATAATGATTTTTACAACTTTTCCCATTATTGCCTCTTAGTAGGTTTGTCGATTATTTATCTGAGGCTTCTATGATAAATACTATATGAGCATGGACTATACAAAGCTTTCACACGAATCGATCTTGGATGAATGGAACAACCGCATCCTAGCAGACGAAAAGTACAGAAATTTGAGTCAAGCGAGCATCTACGCTTACTTCCAAGAGATGTTCTCTGGCGTCATGGATATGACGAACTACTACATCCAGAGAACCGCCGAAGAGAACTATCTCGACACAGCTAAGCTAGACTCTTCCATCATCAAGCTCGGAAAGAATCTCGGCTATCAACCGAAGAGAGCAGTTCCTGCTGTCGGCAACATCTCTATCGAGCTGAGAGGACCTCTGCCTTCCACTGTTCAAGCTGGAGACACTATCTGGTTCAACAACGAAGATCTGAAGTTCACGTTCAATGGACATGACTTCATGCTTGACGCTTGCTACTCATATACTCTCACAGAAGCTGACGTTAGAGACGGCCAGAGTCCATCATGGCGCAAGAAGATCCTCTACGCAGTGAACGGATATGAGACACAGCAAGACGGCTACATTACGCTGTCTGGAAAGGTCAGCGCTACTGCATCTTCAAAGCTCAGATACATCAAAGTTGTTCAGGGAAAGAGAGCCGTCAAAGTTCTCGATCCAATAACGTACTCTAACAAGATCGGAAAGCAGTATCAATTCTATGACATCGACGACTTGAGCTTCTCTAACTGGTATGGAATCAGAGATCCGTTCGCATACGTCAACGGAGAGTACAGCAAGCAGTATGGAATCACGAAAGTTGGAATCGGAACTGACCAGAAGTCAGCATTCCAAGAAGACAGTCTCTTCTACATCGAAGACGAAGCTGTAGAGCTCTCCAAGGCGTTCAAGAACAGAAAGAAGTCTGAGTTTGGCGCAGATCTCAAGGTCTGCTGCATAAGATCGAACTACGACAAGACGGTTCGACTCTACTTCGGCAACGGAATCGACTCATGCCCTGGCCTCACAAGCACGGACCAGAATCTCTACGTCCAGTACTTCCAGACAGACGGATCAGACGCTAACTATCCGAACGCAGTCGGATCAGTACTCTCAGCGCAGGGCAAGATCTACGCTTCTAGAGCTGGCAGCGTCACTAACATCTCCAACTATGTCACCTTCATGTTCGAGAGCGCTGTCCACGGCGGAACTGACTTCGAGAGCAAAGAGAGAATCAAGATCAACTCTAAGATCTACTTCGCATCTACTTCAAAGCTCATAACTCTCCCAGACTTCATGTCCTATCTGTTGACCATAACAGATCCGATAAACGTGAAGCACGCTATCGCTTACGGAGAGAATCAGCTGGAAGACTTATCAGGCGAGCACGACGCAGGAAGAACGAACATCGTTCTCTACACTCTCTTCTCAGACATCTACCGAGAGGCTAACGGACTCTATCGTCCGATCAACATCTTCGACGAGAACGAGGACATCTCTAACTCTTGCCTCTACATCGACTACAACACTTACATGCAGCACCTGTTCGACTTCGTGTCATTCCTCATCTACCCGAAGGGAACGACTTCCGATCAGTACTTGGACAGATCCACTTTCGGACAGTGGGCTGCACAGATTCGCGCCGACGCAGAGCCGAGAATGATCATGAACTCTAAGCTCGTCAGCCTTCCGCCAGTCTTCCACTACTATGACGTGGTTGGCGACATTCAGGTTGACAGACACGTAGATATGAGCAAGTTCAAGGATGAGCTAGAGAACTCACTCTATCAGTGGCTAGCCGAGAACACGACTTTCAAGAGTCAGATCTTCAAGTCTGACATCTACAACAAGATTCTTGAAAATCCAGGAGCCAAGAGAGCAAACATCGACATCAAGGTCTCTGAGCTGATCAAGGGCTCTGCTAAGACGTACCGCTTCGAGCCAGGGTCTGTCAAGACTAACAAGAACATCTTGATTCTCCCAGAGCAAGACATTCGAGGCACGACGATGGAAGACATCTTCTACGGCATGGAGGGTCGTGACATAACCCTTCAGGTCATAGACGGAACAAGCTCATCTAGCAACTTCAGAATCGAAGAAGTCAGCATCGATCCAGACAACGTGTACCTCTCCTTGAGCGGAAACCCAAGCGTGAATGACTCCTACTACACCGACATCACGTTCGAAGAGGATTCATTCTTCACTAAGGGAAAGATGACAGACACATCTACCAAGATGCTTGAGCTAATAACTGAATGGATCGACAAGAGAAAGATCGTATCTGGAACATCTGATCGTCCGATTGAGCTACCATACAAGATCGACTTCAGCAAGGACAGTAGAGAAGATGACACTACTGAGATCAACATGTCTATGGGACGAAGAAACGAAGAGGTCGAGACGAACACAACGACGATCTCTAAGACGATCCGTCTTGAGACCTTCCTCAGAGTCGGCGCTAACAGCACGAGCTACCTCGAGAACTTGAGTGAGGAAGCTTTCTACTTCGCTCTCAGAGACGCTATCAACTCAGGAAGCATCACATATCAGGCAGCTAAGCAGAACTTCCAGTACGTCTATCCTCTGCTCAAGCAGATCTTCGACGACAACATCTTGGATGACAACAACAACATCGTAAACTTCACATCTGACAGAGACATTCCGGTCTTGAGATTCAGATTCAGATACACATACGCATAGCGAGAGAATATGGCAGAAGTTTGGAAAAGCAAAGATCTCACAGTCGAGCTGGGTGCAACTGACATAGCTGGAGTATACAATCTAGCTATAAAGAGCCCGTATATCGAAATTCGCGATCCGGATGGTAACCCAATCCACAACAGAGTTGTGGAGAGATCTTTCGGTATCTCGAAAGTTCCATACGTAACTGATCATGGCAGTACCGTATATGACAGATACATGGAGATATACAAAGAGGCTATTCCTGAAGGCTATGCAGACTACTGCTTGCATGGCTATTTCGCTTCGTGGGCAAAGAACATCTCTTTCGATAGAGACTCTGGCTGTAACATAGTAACCAGAAACTGGACGGTCAACAAAATTTTCAAGTTGAAGAATATGGGTGCTGGATCTGCAAGTTACGACTTCGACGAACCAAGCGACCAGGGCATTCTGACTACTGGAGGATTCAAAGTCTACTGGGAAGACAATCATCCGTGCATGATGGTATACAACACCGAAGACGGTGAGCTTTTCGACTTTATTCTGAACTCTTCTAGTAGAGGAAGGACTGTGTCCTTTTATGGAAAGAGCGGAGTTCTCCACACATACATCTACAATGACGGGTTGGGAGATTTCGAGATCAACAACAGAGATTTCATTCAGAGTAAGTTGGATAGTGGCTACAGACTCGGTCTGTTCGGTCACTACACTAAGGGCTCGACTACTCTTCCGATTGAATCTACAGTTCTTCCAGACGGTCTACCAGACGACATCACAAGCTACCACAGTCTAAGAGCTTACGCTTTCGATCAGCTGTCTAAATATCAGATTTACGAATCAGATGTCGACAACATCTACGTAGCTCTCTATCAAAGAGACGGTGACGACTGGGTGAGAGTTGAAGAACAGATCCCTATCAGCTGGTATCTCGACCTCAAAGATGTTAACGGAGTACATACGGCCAGTATGTACTATGCTGAATACGGAAGCACGACTACAAAGACTGGATCAGATATTCCAAGAGAATTCTTTGATGAGGATCTCGAAGTTAGAATGGATCCCTTCAGCGGCTATCCACAATTCCAGATAGGCGATAGAACCCTCGTTCGCTTCAACGAGCGCATAACTCCGTTCAACTCTTATATTCCATACGATAATGTCACAGTCGACAACTACGAAAAGGTGAGCGACACCGCTATTCAGTTCGACGTGACAATCAGGGGACTAAGCGTAAGTGAGCTTGATGTGGCTACGACGTTCAACAGCACGGTCAAGTCTACCGAAGTCCGCTCTATGAGAAGCTACCTGAGAAGCACTGCAATACACGATCAAGCTATCTGGTTCGACTATGGAGACGGTGAGCATCCATACACTGTTGATCAGATAACGCCTGGCGCTATGGGTAGAGTTAGAGACAAGGTCTATCTAGAGTCAAATGACAACGTGAGAATGTATGGTGGCTGGAGCACACAATACGACTATCGGGAGTATATTGGAAGACCCAGACTATGTCTTGGAATTCCGATGTCTAGCGACAGTGCCTTCTACCCGTACATAAAGAAAATTACGCTTATAGCTCCATATCAAGAGCATCTTGAAGGCGCTATCAACATCACGAGAAACGGAGATGCGGTCGGATCAGTAGAAGTAGATCAGCTAGACTACAGAGCTAACTTCACCTACGAGAGAATCAACAACGACGTGGATGTTGATGCTTCTTACTCAATAGTGACTGAAGTAGAAGAGGACGGAAGACTTAGACCGCACTTCGACACTACCAATGCTACTCTGAAGGCTAGATTCTACGATCACACGAGAATCAAGTTCGCAGACAACAGCGGAATGGAGATCGATCCAGCAGAAGCACTCAAGAACATGACGATCAATGTCACTGAGTGTCTCGGCGCTAACAGAAAGTCAGTAACCTTCAACATGGCTACGAGAGAGATACTCATAGACGGAGTGGGGACTGGTGAGACCTGCGACGATTTCATCTTCTACGACACGTTCCTTACCTACAACTCAGAGACACAGCAGTATGAGATGAGCATCTACATAGCTGCTAGATGTGGATTCAGCAATGAAAAGGGATTCAACGACTCCATCGTCACTGTCACATACAACAGCGTCAGAGACGGTGAGGTGATAGGAACTTCTACGCTCAAGTATAGAACCGTCCTTCCGCCATTCATCCTTCAGGGAGTTCCGTATAAGCAAGATCCAGCCGAGGTCGACTCAGTATTCCCGAACGAAGCTGAGAGACCTGACATCGGATATGATCCTGACACTGACAGCTATGTTGTCAAGAGCTACACAGAGAATTCGCAGGTATACGACAGAGACTTCTTCTTCGCTGCTCGACAGAGAAACGCAGACATCGAAGGCAAGCCGCTATACCTCATTCCTACGAGCGGATTCATCACGAGAGAACTCGCACCAAATTACGAATTCTCTGACTGTGATGCATATCTGGTCAACAAGGCAACTGAGTCTAAGATCCGTCTCGAACAGGAAGACATGACCGTTCACGAGAATGTCGATACGGTCGAGGTATTGACACAGCCAAATATCACATACTGCGGAACATACAACGTGGTAGAATGGACACACCGAGTAGAAGCTCCAGATAGAGGATTCTACAAGAACGTAGCGACGGTCTCCGCTGCAGTAGTGGAAGTATAAATAATTAGTAAAAGAGAAAAGTGTATAGGAGATAAACACCTATGGCAGCAGAAAATGATATGAACGTGTTTACGAGCGAGATCGACACATTCCCTGACCTCGCCAAGAACTATCTGTGGGAAGCTACGCTGATTCCTGAAGAGGGAACTCCGCTAGCTACCCTATTCAAGCAGCTCGGCGGAACGAGACAGTTCACCCTCCGTTGCAAAACCTCTGCTCTCCCAGGAAGAACGATCGAAGGTGAGCTTGAGACACACTGGCAGGGATCTAAGAAAGTCTTCCCTGGCAAGACGAAGATGGACGGTGAAGTCACCCTCAAGTTCGACGAGTTCCAAGACTGGAAGACGTCTCACATGCTTGAAGCTTGGTTCGCGTTGATTCACAACAACGACATCAAGATGGATGGTGGAGCTTCATCTACCTACTTCGACCAGAAGACTGGCGCAGCTGTCTCTAACTACATGAGAGACTATTCTGCTAGAATCAGAATGGTGTCTCTTGACTCGAGACTGAGACACAGTAGCTCTCACGACTACGTGTACTACTACTGCTGGCCGAAGGACATGCCGCAGACATCTATGGATCAGGAAGCTTCTGACAAGGTCCAGCGTGAATGCACGATCAGATACTCTACATACCAAGAGGTCAATCCTGAAGAAGATGGAGAGTAATCGGGAGGTCTAGATGGCAGAGAACAGCAATCCAAGAACGCCAAAGCTCTGTCAGCACCGTGACCCGTATGCTGACATCGGAAGGCTCGAGAACATTCGAGCCCTGATGGCTTACATCCTGAGACAGCTTGGCGCTCCGAGAATATGCGTAGAGCTGACAGAAGAGCAGCTTCTCGACGTGATCGGAGACTCCATCCGCTACTTCTGGAAGTACTACATTCAGGGTCACAGAGAAGACTACTTGGCTTTCGAGCTAGTCCCTGGAATGACACACTACAAGATCTGTCAGGATCTTGAAGAAGTCGTTGACCTCGAGACATCCTCTTGGCTCGGTTCTGTGGACAATCTTCTGACTCCAGTCAACAACATGATGGTGAACCAGTTCCTTCCGTATGGTGGAGCTAAGTTCTCATCTACCTGTTACGGCACTGCTGACTATGGAAACATTCTCGGCAACTGGGACGCTACGCTAACATGGCTCGAAGAAGCTAAGATGACCTTCGGAAGAAAGTACCAAGTTAAGTACATTCGTGAAGAGAAGCTTCTTCTCGTCAAGCCGACTCCGAGATACCCGACAAAATGTCTGTTGAGAGTCTACAAGAGAGAGCGTGTAGAGAACATCATTCAGGATCCGCTATTCCGTGAGTTCGTCGTAGCGAAAGCTGGATGGCTCTGGACGCTCGGTCTCAGAAAGTACACGCTCCAGTTGGCTGGTGGTGGTCAGTTGAACGGCGACTCGCTCGCAGCTGACTTCAAGCAGGACATCAAGGACATCAAGGAGAGAATCGATCTAGAGACTCCTGTCAACGAAGTTGTCGTAGGATAATTCACAATTATGGACTGGAGAGAATCCAGTCCGTTTTTGTGTTTAGTGATTTTTAGCAGATTCCGTAAGTCGTGCAGATCGCGTAGACGCATGCATCAGCATCTTTTCCAGCCGAGTAGAAGTCGCGGATGAGATCTTTAGCCATTTCCATGTGTTTTTCGGCGTCCGACTCGCAAGTTTCTACATCTGCCATGAGAGACTCAAATACTGCTTCTTTGTAGTCTTCGAAAGGATCGTGTTCTGCGCCGAGATTAGATTGTGCCATTGTATTACCTCTTTTGTTTTACAAGTAAAATATAAGAAAATCCAAACATTTCGTAAAGGCTATAAATAAAAATGTAAAAGAATTGGAGTAAAGAGTATGGCCACACCAAAGACAGTTGAAGGAATTGATTTGCTTGTCCCGTCTCAGTGGGACAGAGAGACGATCGCTGATGGCGTATGGTTGAATTCGAACAGCATCGAGCCTATCTTCCACAACGACTCGGCCCTCGCTTATGCAATCGCAAAGAGCAGCGCTGCTGTGATGTCTAGCGCATCTAAGATCTACTGGGAAGATGAAGGCGCTAAGA